AGTGGTTGGAAGAAGATTGCTAAAAGTGGCAAACCATGGCTCAGGATTACTGCAAATGTTCCTAAAGAAAAAGAGAGCAACAAACCATTCTAGTGAGGGCAATATGTCGGATAAGAACTATGATAGTAATGATAGTAGTATAGATGATGAATGGCTTACACTAAAGGCTCTTCAAAGTTATCTTCATTTAAGTAGAACATCTTTTTACAGACTAATCAAATCTGATGAAAGTTTTCCAAAGGGATATAATATTTTATCCAATAAAAAACTTTGGAAGAAAAAAGAAGTACAAGATTGGGTAAAAAGCAAGTCTGAACTTTCTGAAAGTTAACAGTAACTTCTATGGACTACAGTAGACCAAAATATGAGACAAGTTATGACTTGTCAAACGAGGGCAGTATTATAAAGATTGTTTCTAATAAGTGGAATGTCAATTTTTGTAAACTGCCCATGTCATACAGATTAGATTATGCTCTTTACAAATCAGATAATTTAAGAGGTTTCTGTGAAGTAAAACGGCGAAAGTATAGAAAGTCCGATTTCCAAACTTATATAATATCGCTAGACAAAGTTATAAAAGCAAGAGAACTAGCAAGTATAACAAATACAAAATCAGTTTTAATAGTATCGTGGGTAGACGTTATTGGTTGGATTGACTTCAATAACGATTTCGTTTGCCGTCAGGGTGGTCGTGTAGATAGATCAGATTGGCAAGATGTAGAACCCATGTGTCATTTCAATATAGAAGAATTTAAACCAATAGTTGATTGGAGAAACAATGATAAGTAAATGGGCAAGAAGTAGAGCTAAATTAAGAGATTATGTAAATCAAATTAAAATAGAAAGGGGTTGTGAAAGGTGTGGATATAATGAAAATCCTAGGAATTTGCAATGGCATCATGTTTTACCAAAAACTAAATACAAAGCAGTTGCAGAAATAGTTAGTCAAGATAGATGTATAAAGAAAGTCAATGCAGAGATAGATAAATGTATATGTGTCTGCAAGGCTTGTCATGGATTATTGGAGATGTAATAAAATGAACGATAATGTAAACAGACCAAAGCACTACAGAAAAGGTAGGGTAGAGTGCATAGATGCAATAAAAAGTGCATTAGGAGAGGGTTACGAGTACTACCTTCAAGGAAACGTAATCAAATACGTTTGGAGATATAAGCATAAAAATCTTCTTGAGGATTTAGAAAAAGCACAATGGTATCTCAGGGAGTTAATTAAGATAAAGAAAGGAAAGAATAGATGAAGTCTATTAGTGAAGAAGAAGTACAGAAAGCCGTAGATTGGCTAAGAGATAACTCAGAAAAATGTGCCAAGGCTAGGGCAACAAGAATATACTTAGAGGAATATAGAAAGTCTATAAAGGCTATACTCATGAGCAAATATCCTGAGCTATCTGTTTCTGCTCAGGAAAGAGAGGCTTATGCACATGATGAATACAAGGAACATCTAAAGTTAATGAAAGATGCAATATACGAAGATGAACGTATGAGATTCTTTAGAGCATCTGCTGAGGTTAAGATAGAGGCTTGGAGAACTCAACAAGCAAATATAAGATCAATCAAGTTATAAAGTTGCACCAATACCTACGTTTCCACAAGCTATTATTCGTATATGTCTAGCGATTTGATTCGGCAGCGTATAACTTAACACACTAAAATCGTGAACTTCTAGAGGTTAATGTTAACTTTTAACTTGCCTCTCTAAACCCAGCCGACCTCATCAGTATAAGCCCACGCCTCATGAGGTCGTTAATCCTATCCCTCCTTATTTTTATGAGATTCTTTATGACTTTCTCATCTAGTCTTGGGTTTCTTTCTATCTCTCTTATTTGTCTTAGTAATCTGTTTCTTGCGTTGTCTATTGCCTTTAGTCTTGGAACAATGCTTAACTGCTCTCTATTATCCCTGAATATTTCTCTTGTTAATTCTGTATCACCAGATCGTCTGGCTAGATCGTATCGTGCTAGTATCGTGAATAACGCTTTTCTATTTTCCAAATAACTTGATACATCTTCTCTTTCACTTGGAGATGCTATTACCTTTCTTGCAAAAGGTATCACACTAGTTAGTGGTGCTTGTAAGTCCTCGTTGATAGCGTCATATATCCTGAAAGGCGATTCTAGTGATCTTTGAACAAACCTTCCAACACCACCAGTTGTGTAATCAAACCAAAACTCCATAACGTCTGGTGAAAGATCAACAAAGCCACTTTCTACTGCATCTCCTCCTGATATGCTGTTTAAAAAATTAGCTATTGTTACTGCTGTTCCACTTGTGCTTGACCAATATGCCTGACTGTTAGGTGTAGGTCTTGATGCAAATTGAGGTGATTCTTTAAATATAGGGTCACCTTTGTAGTCCTCGTTGATAGCCACACTGACAAATGGGTCCAGCACTGTAGGAGCTGCCAAGTTATAAAAATTATCAAAACCACCAAAAGGACTTAAACTTTCAAATGCAGTACCGAATATGGTCCGGCTAGCCTCCCCGGGTGTATACTCGCCTCTAGCAGCTCTCGAAACAGCTCTTCCTGCATTTACAGCCAAGTTCATTCCATATGCTAATGGTATTGTAATAAACTTATCCTCTGCTAAACCAAATGTTGGTAACACAAAATTATGCTCTAATATATATCTTGGAAGTTCATCATAGTCTTTAATTCCATCTTCATCTTCATCACCTGAAAATAATGAGTTAAATGCATCTTGCATAGCTCCATAAACAAATAATCCAGCCCACACTTTTCTTACCCGCTTCGACTTAACCGCAGCGTTTATCAGCGCCATTGATCCTTGCATTGATGCGTTATAAAATAAATACCATGAATTTAAAAATTGCTTCTGCTCTCCACCCTTCGCAAAGTTAACTGTGAGGTTTCTCGCTGCTTGTGCAGCCCTAGCTGTGCTGACCCCTCTTTTTACAAGTGCTGTGTATAACGAGACACGCACACCATTTTCAACTGCTGTATTGTAATCATCTAAGAACTTACCTAATTTACCAAAACCTTTTTTAACTAAGCCTAGTTTCCCTTTTTTACTATTATCAGAAACATCACTAAGTATACTATTTATACTATTCATTTGATCTTGAAGGTCATTCATTTGGTTGGTTGCGTTTTTACCACCTGACTCTACAAACTTTGTATATTCTTTTGCCCAAAAGCTATCAACATCTCCATCTCTTAAATTCTTAGATATACCTTTCACCGCAGGTAGCGCACTCTTAAGGACTTCAGACATTAAACCTTTTTCGTCATATTGTTGAACATTTACACCAGCAGTTCCTAAGTCTCTAGCAAAGTTTGGTATAACAAAAGATGGGTTATATGTTGTATTAATATTAGATAAATATCTGTTTAGTTTACCTAAAGCTCTTGTAAAACTACCTACACTATCAGGAGTCATAAATCCTTTCATAGCTCTTGCTATTCTGTCGTCTTTAATTGTTATATATACATTTCTGCCATTTTCTCTAACAGTCAGATATTTTTCTTTTTCAAGTCTATCTTTTGGTATATCGTCTTTATTAAAATATACTCCACTATTATGTTGCATTTCTTTCTTTAAGTTATCGTTAACTTCTGTAGAGCCATCTTCTATACCTCTAACAAGATTTAAATAACTTAAACCAACTTTATTTCTTTCAGCATCTGCTATGGACTTATTATTTTGTACAAATAATGTAGCAACTATATTTTCTGCATAAAAATCTTCTGCTTCGCCCTCTTTTGATCTTATTCTTCCCCGTGCTTTACGGTCCGGTCTCTTCGTAGCGCCAAATAAATTTTGTATTACAAAGTTTTCAGCTCTCTCTTCTCTCTTGCTGTCGCTATCAGCTTCATCTTCAAAGTTTAAATCACCTCTTAATGGAACATAATTTTCATATATTCTTTCATACTGATTACCTTCTTTATCAGTAAACACCTCTGGAATAAGACCACCTTGTTTTCTTTCTTGATTTGTATTTTTAACTATAGATTTTGCAAAGTTTTTAATATTTTTTATCTTTGTTTTCTCAGAGTCAGGTAATGTCAATATCCATTTATTTATTCTATCGGCCTCGTTGGTATGCATACCAGATGCTATTGGATTTTTTAAATAATCATTCCTCTCTTTTGCATGCGCAGCATAAAGGATGGCATCTGCAAGTGCCATTTTTTTACTAGGATATCTACCATCACTAGCAGCTTTATAAAACCCTGATATCCTTGATAGTGTATTTAATGAGTCTTGATTAACATCTAATGTATTTATAGTTTTAATCATTGGATCAAAAAATTCTTTTTGTGCTTTTTCTACTTTTGCACCTGCTATTCCATGAAATAACTCTTCTTGCATATAAGTATCCATGGCATCTGTTATTTTAGCGCCATTTTCTCTTAATCTGTCCATTAAAGCACCTATAGGCAAGAATCTATCCTGTACTTGAATCAATAAATTTTGAGCTGCTTTTCTTAAATCCTCTTCCTGAACTCTACCTAAAGTAAACTTATGCCCAACCTTTGCTAGAACTCTAGATAAATTATCATACTGTATTTTTATTCTTGTGTTAGATATACCTTGATCTATTTCAGCGCTCATAGGTGTTTCTTGCTGATTCATAGAAGCAGTGCTTAACATGCTTTGTTTAAATAGTTTTTCTTCTGGATAACCTGTTCTTATAACAAAAGAATCAAACTTAAATGAAGGACTTGTCTCATCTAACTTTTCTCCTCGTTTAACAAATTTTAGAGGCATAACAAATTTATTTTGCTTTGCTCCTCTTTGTGGAGTCCTGTTAAACTCTAGCCTAACACCTGTTGCTGTAGTATTAACAATCTCTACGCCATTGTTAACGTCATCCCTATTCTGCTGGTAATATAATTTTGCAAGATTATCATAAAACAAATCTTTTATATTTTTATATTTAAATGTTTCTAATAACTCTTGTTCATGACTTTTACCAGTTGTTGGTCTTACTGCTGTAATGTGATCGTTTCCAAATCCACTATACAAAAATGTATCACCTCTAGGTATTTCTTCATGCTTGCCATCTACAAAAAATACAGGAAGACTTCTATTATCTAGATTTATAACACCATATAAATACTTACCCAGCTCTCCTGTTGCACCATATGCAGAGTTTTGTTTGCCTGTTGATATCATGGCAAACTTTTGATCGTTTATTGTTTCTTTAATTAACTCTAAATCTTTAGGGTCAACGTCTCTAGCCGGATCATAATCAACTAACTCTTCTTCGGTGTATTCTCTTTTTTCATGCCCGATATTTGTATCAACCTGTCCAGTAGAATCGATAGATCCTTGTCCTGCACCTCGCTTATCAGCGAGTCGCTCTCGCTCTGTTGGGGGGAGTGCTTCTCCAATGGTTTGGTCATCTATGCCTTCCTTTCTTAAAAATGCTATTGCTGCGTCTACATAATCGTTATCGCTGCCTTGTCCCGGGGCTACCCCGATGCTCTTAAATAATCTTTTTTCACCGTACCAATACACGGCCTGTGAATCAGCAACAGTTATTTGTCTATTAGTCTGTCTGTTATATCTATCAACAACTCTATTATATAAAACTCTAAACTTTTTCCTATAGGTTGGTGTCTTAGGTACTTCTTGTAATCTTATCTCTAAATTTTCAGCTAATCTTTGTGTTCTTGATAAAAACTCTGTTTTATATGTATCTATAAATTCTTTTGTTCCAAGTTTCTTTCTTCTTATTCTTTCAACATCTTTATTAAATCTACCATTTATTAAAGTAGAAAGCTCTCCAACATTCGATATATTAATTATATCTGTTCCTAATTCATCTGTTGCAACTTTAATTCTACTAATTTCATCCTCTGTGCCTGACTCTAATGCTTTCTGGAACTCTCTAAGTGCATCTTGTTTATTCTTTACAAGAGTTGTTTCTCCTATTGTTCTAAATGGCACACCAAATATTCTATTTACAAAACGCATAAACCATCTATCCATAGTAAGATATTCATAGTTTCCTATTATGTTTTGATAAAATGCACCTATTTTACTGCCAAATATAAATGACATTGGCACCATTTCATCAGCAACTTCTTGTTTAAAAGTAACCTTACCACCAGTAAGACTTGTTAAAGATTTTATAAATGGATCATTTTCTATTTCACTCTTAGATCTAACTACTTGTAAAAACTTCTTTATCTCCAAGTCTGTCATGCCTTTTTCTTTTTTTAATATATTATATGTTAAAAAAGATTTCTCCATGGCAGATGCTTGATTGCCTTGATTTTCTAATAATAACTCACCAGTTCTTTCCCAGTTTTCCATTTGTGTTTTTAATGCATTACTCTGCGCAACAACTGCCTCACCATTAGAAGATATAGCTAACACAAATTCAAATGCAGCTTCAGCATTTTTATCAGTTTTAATTATGGGAATTGATATTGCATATAACTCTTTTGCAAGTTTAATCTTATCATCATACCAGCCAATAGCTGATTCATCTGCCTCTACCTGAGCTTTTAACTCTTCAAACATAGCTAATTCTGCAAGCTCTCTATCTTCTGCATTATCAATATCAAGTGTTATATTGCCTCTTTCTGCATGCAGTTGTTTAACAGCCTCAGTCATCTTTACAGAACCAACTTTAGCCCTTTGTTCAAATTGACCGTTTTCATCCATTCTATCTAATATTGTTAAATCTCTAGGCTTTATACCTTTGATAGAATATTTCTCAGGATCTGCATCAAAATTGCTATCTGTTAATTCACCAAGACTAGCATCAACCTCAGGATCGTTAGTAACAAGATATTTAATAGGAAGTAAATCAACTTTTTGTTCTGCAAACGGCCTATCTGACAGCTTCTCTACACCTAAAGCGCTTTCATTAAAGTTAACCCAACTATTTTGCCCCCTTGTTTCTGATGTCAAAGCCCATCTTGCATAAGGACTCTTAGTCATAATCATATGATTACGCCAAGCAGCTTCTTCTCCTAACGGCCCAAAGCCAACAGTGGACATTGTGTGCGCATAGTAATCGTGGACAGCTCGTAATAAATCATTAACAAGCATAGGTCTTCCATTTATATCTACTATATTTGTTGGCTCTAATAAGGGGTGATTATCATAGACCACACCTTCAGGCCCAAATGTATCAGCTTCTGTTCCAAAAATATAAAGATGATTATTAGCAAGTATGTCTTTTCTCATAGCCTCTGACATTCTAGCGCCTGTATATGGCTCACCTTCATCTTGATATATCTCAACCTTTATAGGCATCGCATTGTATTGCTCTGTAACCTCTTGTGCTAATTCAGTATATGCTCTTCTAACAGTTGGATTATTTAAGTTATTTATACCCATAGCATCGTAGTCTTTTGCTATTTCCATCTGTAGATTCTTCTGTTTATCTGTAAGAGTCTTGGCCTGTACAGTTGGATCTACTAGTCTTTGCGCTAATCTATTAGCTATTCTGTTTGCTGTTTTGTCTGCTTGGTCGGTCTCTGGGAGTGGAAAGTCGCCTCTAATTTGTTCATAGGAATTTGTGGCCCCGTATCCTGAACCGTAAGCCC